CAAGTCATCCGTGGCTAGGTCGGCGCAAATTTTTTTCAGGAGGCGGGCGGCGGCGCGTTTTTTTGGGCGTGCACGGCGTCGGTGACGCGGTTCAGGCCGCGCAGGACGTCGCCGGCAATCAGGCACAGCACGCCCGACAGCAGCATGACTAGGCTGGCGATCTCGTTACTCGAGGTCTTGGCCACCGTGCAGGACATCAGAGACAGGACGATCAGGCCGACACCGGCCAGCGTGTAGATGTAACTCATGGCTTCTCCTTGGCGTATTGGGCCAGTTCCTGGGCCGCGACGCGAATCCGCTCGTAGAGTTCGCGCTCGTGGTGGTTCAGCTCCCGCAGGACTGGCGGGTTTTTGGGATCCAGGTCCGGCACCAGCAACTGCCAGGCGGCGAGGCCGAAAGCGCGGGCCACGCCGTCCAGGCTGTCGAGCTTGCAACGCACGTCGCCGCGGATCAGGCGGCCGACGGTGGACTGGCTGACGCCGGAGCGTTTGGCGATCTTTGGCTGCGAGTCCAGGTCCGGCGTGGCTTGCATCAAAACGCGCAGGTTCGCGGACAAATTCTCGCGTGCCGACAAGAGCTTGTGAGCCATGCCGACATCTAGCCAAAAATCCTTAATCAGAGGTGACATGATTCCCCCTTGACAGTATAGCCACGCCTGACTAGAGTTGCGACTATGAATGCCCAGCACAACATGCTCGAGGATCTGCTCACCCGCCTGGACGCGGACAAGGGGCGCTGGCCGGAGATTTCCCGGGCGAGCGGCGTGCCCTATTGGACCATGATGAAACTCGTTCAACGGCGCACCCTCAACCCGCAAATCAAGACCGTCCAGGCCCTGGTGGACTACTACGGCAGGACCGAGAGCAAGTGATCTCCCCGGCGCCCTCCGCCTTTCTTAACCGCAGCGCCCGCGGCTCGGCGCGAGGGCGCCACCTATGACCCGGCCCAGCCCGCGCCAGGTGCGCGCCGCCATGGACGCCCTGGCCGGCGACGCCCTGACCCTCGAGGCCGAGCGCATCGCCGCGCTGCCCACGCGGCTCGCCCGCGTGCTGGCCATCGCTGAACTGTACGAGCGGAAGGACGGCAGCGCCGGCTGGATCCATGGGCATGCCAAGACCCTCTGGGCCAAGGCCATTGCCGACCTGACCGAGCGGGAGGCCCGCCTCCAGGCCATGCAGGAGATCCCGGTGCATGACGAGGACTGGGTGCGCAACGAGGTGCGGCGCCTGTGGACCGTCCGGCGGGAGGCGCAGGCGAAGGATGGGGGCGCATGACCCTGCTCGGGCGGCTGCGGCACTGGCGATGATTGCGCCAGTACCGGCGCTCCGAGCGCAAGTGGTGGAGCTGACCCCATCCCCCAAGATGTCAAAGCCCGTGCGTGTCTATTCAAATCGTAACTCATTGATTCACCAGAAAGCGCGGGTCCTTCCTGGCGCTTCCATCACGGGTCCGAAGCGGGGCGAAATGGCGCTAGGGTGTGAGGGGCTGGCATAGTTAAACGCTGATGGTAGGGAGCAGAATAATAAGGAACCCTTATCGTGAAAATTGACGTCAGGCACAACTTTCCGCAGGCGCTGGCCCAGATCAACGGGCTGCAGCGCGATTTGCGGGACAAGGTGCTGGCGGGCGCGTTGAACCGCGTGGGCGACAAGGCCCGCACCGAGACGAGCCGCGCCATCCGCGCCGAGTACAACATCACGGCGGACCGGGTGCGCAACAGCCTGGTGCTGCGCCGGGCCACCAGTCGGGGCGGCCGCCTGGTGGTGGAGCTGCAGGCCTTCGGCTCCGGCAGCAAGCGCGGGCGCTCGCTCAACATCAAGCACTTCATGGAGCAGCGCGTCACCCTGGCGGAGGCGCGCCGCCGGCGCAAGGGCGGCAGCCTCAACGTGCTGCGCTTCAAGTTCCGGCGCACCGGCGGCGTTAAGGCGCTGCCACAGGCCTTCGTGCTGAACGTGCCCGGGCTGCCGGTGTTCCAGCGCGTCGGCCCGGGGCGCAAGGGCATCGAGCCCATGCAGGTGATCGACGTGCCCCAGATGTTCAACGCCCGCAAGATCCTGAAGCAGGTGCTAGCGCGCATCGACCGCGCGTTCCCGGTGGAGATCGCCAGCCAGTTGCGGCGGTTCATCCGGTGACCTGGCTCAACTACGACTCCGCGCTGGAGCAGTTGCGGGCCGGGGGCCTGCAGCTCGAGGACGGCCTCGAGGTGGACACGCCCCTGCCGCGCCGGGTGCGCGTGGACGGCGAGGACCGCGAGAAGCGCGGCTGGTACTGGCTCAAGACCTTCACCATCGCCGAGGGCCCGCGCCAGGGCAGCTACATCACCGGCGCCTGGGGCGTCTATCACGGCAACGACCCCGGCAAGCAGAAGCTCGAGATCGCCTTCGATGGCCGGCCGGTCACGCTTACCCCCGAGGAACGCGCCGCCATGGCCGCGCAGCACAAGGCCACCCAGGCGCGACTCAAGGCGCTGCGGGCGGCCGAGGCCGAGCGCGCGGCGCGGGCCGCGTCCCGGGCCTGGCGCGCCTACGTGGCCGAGGGCGAGTCCGACTATCTCAAGCGCAAGCGCGTCGGCGCCTTCGGCGTGCGCTTCAGTCCCTCCGGCAACGGCACCCTGGCGATCCCGATGATGGACGTGCGCGGCGAGATTCGCGGGCTGCAGATCATCCGCGGCCGCGCCCGGGGCAAGGGCGAGCTGGAGAAGCAGTATTGGCCCCGGGGCCTGGCGAAGCAGGGCACCTTCCACCTGGTGGGCGGGATCCCGCGGGGCGTGGTCCTGCTGGCCGAGGGCTACGCCACCGCCGCCACGCTGCACCAGGCCACCGGCCTGCCGGTGGCGGTCGCCTTCGACGCCGGCAACCTGCGCCCGGTGGCCGAAACCCTGGCCAAGGCGTACCGAAAGTGCCGCCTGCTGGTGTGCGCCGACGACGACTACCGAACGCCGGGGAATCCGGGCGTTTCGTCGGCGCAACTGGCCGCATTTGCGGTGGATGGGGCTTTTCTCACCCCGATTTTCGCCGATCCGCGGCCCGAAGATCGCAAGGGTCCGACCGATTTCAACGACCTGGCCGCCCTCGAGGGCGAGGCCGTGGTGCGCGCGCAGGTCGAGGCCAAGCTCCGGGAGCTGGGGTGGGAGCCCGGGGCGTCCGCGCGCCGGCTTTCTCCCGAGGGGGGCGGGGGCGATGGCTTGCCGCCGCTCATACCCGTGGACGAGGCCGTGGGGCGCTATGCCCTGGTCTATGGCGGGGGCGGGACCCTGTTCGACTTCGTGGAGCACGCCCTGGTGCCGAAGTCCGACGTGCTGGACCTGCTGCCCGACCACGGCTGGCGCGAGTGGAAACTGCGCCCCGACCGCCAGGTGGCGCGGCTGGCCGAGGTGGGCTTCGACCCCGCCGGCACCGACCCCAACATCCGCTGCAACCTCTGGGGCGGCTGGCCCACCGAGCCGCGGGAGGGCGACTGCGGCGCGCTGCTCAACCTCCTCGAATACCTGTGCAGCGGCGAGGCCCGCCCGCGGGAGGTCTACCAGTGGGTGGTCAAGTGGCTGGCGTACCCCATCCAGCATCCCGGCGCCAAGATGCGCACCGCGCTGGTGTTCCACGGCCCCCAGGGCGTGGGCAAGAACCTGCTGTTCGAGACCGTGATGTCGATCTATGGCCCCTACGGCCGGATCGTGGACCAGGCCAGCGTCGAGGACCGCTTCAACGACTGGGCCTCGCGCAAGCTGTTCCTGGTGGCCGACGAGGTGGTGGCGCGCCAGGAGCTGTACCACGTCAAGAACAAGCTCAAGGGCCTCATCACCGGCGACTGGATCCGCATCAACCCCAAGAACGTGGCCGCCCATGACGAGCGCAACCACGTCAACCTCGTGTTCCTGTCCAACGAGACCCAGCCGCTGGTGCTGGACGCCGACGACCGGCGCTACGTCGTCGTCTGGACCCCGGAGAAGCTGGAGGAGGGGTTTTACCAGGCCGTCAAGCGCGAGCTGGCCGCCGGCGGGCGCGAGGCCCTGCACCACCACCTGCTCACCCTGGACCTGGGCGACTTCGATGAGCACACCAAGCCGCCCATGACCAACGCCAAGCGCCGGCTCATCGAGCAGGGCCTGGACAGCGTGCAACTGTTCCTGCGCGACTGGCAGGCCGGCGACGTCGTCTACCGGCGCGACGGCGGCCAGGCGCTGCCCTTCTGCCCCTGCGGGAGCGCCCAGCTCTACGCCGCGTACCTCGAGTACTGCCGGCGCAACGGCGAGGCGCGCCCGCGCCCCGAAAACCAGTTTTCCAGCCGCATCGTCCTCGAGGAGGGGTGGACGCGCGGCCATCGTGACCGGCGGGAGAATTTCAGCACTTCGGCCGTCATCCGTCACCGCTTCGTGATCCCCAGTGAGAAGGCCCTTACCGCGGCTGCGGCGGCCGGACGCGAGGATTTCAGGCGGCGGCCGGAGGAGACGCAGACCGAGTGGCTCACCCGCTGTTTTTTCGCCATGCACGGCGCCATGGAGATCCCATGAAAACCGAACGGACCGAACGGGCTACCGAACGGGGTACCGAACGGGTTAACCCGTTGAAAATATGGGAAACCGAACGGACCGAACGGGCTAGCGCCCGCGTACAGGCGCGCACCCGCAGGCGCGTGCGTAGGCGGGCGTGCGCGTGCCTGCAGGCGCGTGGGCGCGCGCGCCCCCGCGCGCATTACCCCGTTCGCCCGTTCGGTTTAGGTAAGAATCAAGGACTTAACCCGTTCGTTTTGGCGTTCGGCGACCCGTTCGCCCGTTCGGTCGCCGCCTGAGCCATGTCCGGACTCGCCACCGCCGTCGAATTTGCCCGCCTGGCCGGCGTCTCGCCCTCCTGGGTCACCAAGCTGCGCCGTGCCGGGCGCCTGGTGCTCGATGGCGAGGGCCGCCAGGCGCGGATCCGCGTCGAGGAGAGCCTGGCGCTCATCGCCCAGACCGAGGGCACCCGGGACGACGTGAAGCGTCGGCACGCGGAATCCCGCAAAAACGGGGCGCCACGCGCGCCGGCGGCCCCGGTCGAGGGGTCGGCCCCACCCCCGCCCGCCGGCAGCGACAGCGGCCCGCCTGGCCCCGGCGCGGCCTGGCTGTCCGAACTCGACACCGCCCGCCACCTCAAGGTCACGGCGGAGGCGCGGCGGGTGGCGGCGCTGGCCGACCGCGAGGAAATGGAGCGCGACCGGCTCGCCGGCAACCTCATCGCCCGGGAGGACGTGGACGCCGCCATGCGGCACCTGGGCGCGGCCGTGCGCAGCCAGCTCGAGGTCTTTCCCGACCAGGTGGCGCCGCTGGTGGCGCCGGTGTCCGACCTGGACGAGGTCAACGCCCTGCTCACCGAACACTGCCGCCAGGTGCTCACCGCGGTGGCAGTGTTCGGTGAGCAGGGC